GCAGCTGACGTTGCAATGTCAGAAGCTAAACTTCTTCACATTGAAAAAATGAAAAGAGGTGAAATAGAATTTTCTGGCAAAATTGCAGAGAATCAAAAATCAGACTGGAAGGACGAATTTGTACTTTTGACAATTTCAAGTCCTCTGTTTCTATTAGCTTATTCTGTATTTGCAGAAGATGAAAAAATGCAAGAGAAGATTGACTTGTATTTTCAAAAATTACAAGAGATGCCCTGGTGGATAGTGGGCCTTTGGGTTTCAGTAGTCGCGGCCATATATGGACTTAAAGCAACTGATGTGATAAATATGAATAAAAAATAAGGAGAACAAAATGCCAAACAAAAGATACAATAATCAAATCCCTGGTTTTAAAAAAGGTGGGTCTGTTAAAAAGATGTCATCTAAAAAGAAAAAACTAGCGGCTATGTATCCGCCAAAAGATAAAATTACTAGAGGTGATTTTATTGCAGCGGCTAAGAAAAAGAAAAAGTAAGGAGAGAAAATATGGCAAGCAAATACCATAAAACTAAATCTGGCAAAATGGCAAAAAAAGGGCTTTGGTACAACATTCACCAAAAAAGAAAACGTGGTGAAAAAATGAGAAAGCCTGGAAGCAAAGGTGCGCCAACTGCTAAAGCATTTAAAAGATCACAAAGTAAATAATGAGAAACGATTATAGTTTAAGACCAGGTTTTGCATCAGGAGGTAAAACTCCAGCGTGGCAAAGAAAAGAAGGTAAGTCTGCATCAGGTGGACTAAACCGAAAAGGAATTGCATCTTACAGAAGAGCAAATCCTGGTTCTAAATTATCGATGGCGGTTACGACTAAGCCATCAAAATTAAAAAAAGGATCTAAAGCTGCAAACAGAAGGAAGTCTTTCTGCGCGCGTATGAAGGGAATGAAAAAAAGATTAACTTCTGCAAAAACTGCAAGAGATCCAAATTCAAGAATTAATAAGTCACTTAGAAAGTGGAATTGTTAATCAAAAGGAGATGAAGAGATGGATGATATATCAACTATTTACGGCATACAAAAGCTACTAAAAGATGGTATTCAACGAAATACTGATACATTACTGTCAGGAAACATTGACAGCTTAGAGAAATATCAGTATATATTAGGACAAATCAGGGCTTATGAATATACCCTGCAGGAAATCTCTAACCTGTTAAAAACGAAGGAGCATAAATATAATGACGGAACAATCATCAATCTCTCAGGAGATACCAGCACATAAAAACGCACTAGAAGAAAAATACCAAAGTACAAAAGCAAAAGAACCACTAGGACCTGATAACATTAAATCAGAAGTTGAAGAATTACCTGAACCATCTGGTTGGAGAATTTTAATATTACCATTTACTCCACCTGACACTACAAAAGGTGGAATCATATTATCACAAGAAACTTTAGACAGAGGACGTATATCAACTAACGTTGGTTATGTTCTTAAACTTGGACCATTAGCCTACAAAGACAAAGAAAAGTTTGAAACAGGACCTTGGTGCAAAGAAAAAGATTGGGTAATTTTTGCCAGATACGCTGGTTCAAGATTACCAATAGAAGGCGGAGAGTTAAGAATACTAAACGATGATGAAGTTCTAGGAACTGTAGAAGATCCTAGTTCAATCATTACGCAATACTAATCATAGGAGAAGCTATGCAAGAAGATGCAAAAAAAGAAGATCTAGTTGATGTTGGCGAAGAAGAGGGTGCTGATATTAATTTAGATAATGAGCAAACAAAGGAGAAAGAAGATGAAAAACTGGAAGTCGTTCAAGACGATAATCAGTCCGATGACTCATCTGAGAAATCTAGTGAGCAGTTGGATGTTCAAGGTAAAAAGACACCTGAAGAACAAAAGAAAAAAGAAAACGAGTTAGAACAATATAGCGAATCAGTACAAAAGAGAATTGCTAAGTTGACTCGTAAGATGAGAGAGGCTGAAAGGCAAAGACAAGAAGCTATTTCTTTTGCGGAAGCAATGAAAACACAAAAAGAAAAAGCTGAATCTAGATTTGCACACTTAGACAAAGACTATATGAATGAGTTTGAGTCTAGAGTTAAAACAAGTTTAGATGCCGCTAAAATCGCTCTTAAGACTGCAATAGATAGTGGAGACGTAGATGCACAAGTTGCTGCACAACAGCAAATTGCTTCATTGACAATGGACTCTGCTAGATTGCAAAGTTTAAAAAGTGCACAAGCACAAGTTAAAGAAAACGTAAGAAGAGTACCAGAAGTCACTATTACACCACAACAAACTCAGGGACAGGACGGAGTAGAAACCGATCCTAAAGCAGAAGCTTGGGCAACTAAAAATGCGTGGTTTGGTAATGATTCTGCGATGACTTACACTGCGTTCGATATACATAACAAGCTAGTCAAAGAGGAAGGGTACAATCCTAAATCTGACGAATATTATGCTGAAATAGACAAAAGAATAAGACTTGAATTTCCGCATAAATTTGGTAAGATGGAGTCAAATACAACTGAAAGAGAAGTTAAACCTACTCAAACAGTTGCTTCAGCTAGACGTCCAGCTACAACAGGACGCAAGAAAACTGTAAGACTCACACCTTCACAGGTAGCAATCGCTAAAAAATTAGGTGTGCCACTCGAAGATTACGCAAGACAATTGCAACTCACGAAGGAGGTATAATATGACAATTGATAAAACTTCTCGTGCGGGTCAAACTAGAGATAAAGAATCTCGAAAAAAAGTTTGGACTCCACCATCAAGTTTAGATGCACCCCCTGCGCCAAATGGCTTTAGGCACAGATGGATAAGAGCCGAAGTTCTTGGTCAAGAAGACGGCAAGAATATGTCGGGTAAAATAAGATCCGGATGGGAGCTCGTTAGAGCTGACGAATATCCAGATCACGATTTTCCCAGCATTGAAGACGGCAAGTATAAGGGAGTGATCGGAGTTGGTGGCCTAGTGTTGGCTAGGATACCGGAAGAGCTCGCAAAACAACGTGAAGCGTACTTTAATAAAAGAACGCGAGATCGTGATGAAGCTATAAATAACGAGCCTTTGAAGGATCAACATCCTAGTATGCCAATCAATAGTGAAAGGCAAACTAGAGTAACTTTTGGTGGCTCTAAGAAAAGTTAATTTTTTAACGATTCGCTGACCATCATACAATTAACCAATATGGAGAAAAACTATGGCAAATAAAGACGCAGCTTTTGGTTTAAAACCGATTGGTAAGATTGGTCAAAATGCTGACAACCAAGGTTTAACTGAATACTTGATCGCAGATAACTATGCGACTTCAATTTATCAGGGAGACCCGGTTATAGCAGTAGCAGGCGGAACTGTAGAAGTAGCTGCCGCAGGAAGCACTAACATAGTTGGTGTTTTTTGGGGTCAGTTTATAACTAAAGATCCAACTACTGGAAAACCAACTTACCGAAATTACTACACTCAAACGAATGTAGCTAATGGGGAAGAAATCAGAGCGTTTGTATATGACGACCCTTATGAAAGGTTCGAAATACAATCAAATAACGCAAGTGCTTCTGCTGCAACAGACGTGTTCGAATTAGCGGACATTGAATATACAGCAGGATCAACTATCAATGGCGTATCTAAAGTTGAATTAGACGATGCTTCTTTTGTAACAACTTCTGCACAAATGCAGGTAGTTGGTGTATCAAAAGATATCGAAAATAATGATTTAACTTCAGCAAACGTTAACTTTGTAGTTAGAATCAACGAGCACTTGTATAAACAAACTGTAGGAGTATAGGAGTATAAACTATGGCAATATCAAGACAACAACTAGTTAAAGAACTAGAGCCTGGGTTGAATGCACTATTCGGCCTAGAGTATAAAAGATACGAGAATCAGCACGTAGAAATCTATGATGCAGAAAATTCAGACAGAGCTTTTGAAGAAGAAGTAATGTTAGCTGGATTTGCGAATGCAGCTGTTAAACCTGAAGGTTCAGCAGTGACATTTGACAATGCACAAGAAACTTTTACAAGCAGATACACTCACGAAACTATCGCTTTAGCGTTCGCGATTACTGAAGAAGCAATCGAGGACAACTTGTATGATAGAATTGCTACTAGATACACAAAAGCATTAGCTAGATCTATGGCAAACACTAAGCAAGTTAAAGCGGCTAACGTATTGAACAACGCTTTCAATACTAACTTCCTAGGAGGAGATGGAGTTGAACTTTGTTCTACACTTCACCCTACTATAGCTGGCACATTCAGTAATGAATTGTCGACTTCAGCTGACTTAAACGAAACTTCATTAGAACAAGCATTGATTGACATCGCTGCTTTCACTGATGAGAGAGGTTTAAAAATTGCTGCTCAAGGTATGAAATTAATCATCCCTTCTGAGTTACAATTTACAGCTGAGAGATTAATGAAATCTCAAGGTAGAGTTGGTACAGCTGACAATGATGTAAATGCAATCGTGTCTAAAGGTATGATTCCACAAGGTTATGTGGTTAACAATTACCTAACTGACACTGATGCGTTCTTCATCAAAACAGACGTGCCAAACGGTATGAAAATGTTCGTTAGATCACCTTTAAAAACAGCAATGGAAGGTGACTTTGACACTGGTAACGTTAGATACAAAGCTAGAGAAAGATACAGCTTCGGCTTTTCTGACCCTAGAGGTATCTTCGGATCACCAGGTGCGTAAGCACTGAATTAAAAGAGGCGGCCTAAAAACCGCCTCTTTTTTTATGCAAAAGGAGAAAACTATATGAAAACTTTCCGTATTAAAATTAGAGCCTATGGATACTTCTGTGACTTCACATTAGAGTGTGAAGATAGCAGCAAAGCATTAGAAGATGCCATAGTTGACAAGTTAGGAAAAAATGATATAGTATGGGAAGATTCCAAATTTTATAATACTAGTAAAATTTGGTTAACCTACGAGGAGCTTAGTGATGCAAACACACGTTCAATCCCTTTACAAACAGAAGAGGGGTCTAGAACTACAGTGGGAGCAGCATTATAACGATGAGGGTAGATATACCCTTGATATGGTTAGGATTGATAATAAAATTAAAGAAGTTATCAATCATATTAAGATGGCAGAAGCTAAAGAAGCTAGTCAACTTAGTAAAATTGAAGATGCTGCACCTCAAGTTTCGGTAGCTACTTAATAAAAAGCTACTACACAAATAAATCATCTTTATTCTTAAGGATCTCTTGCGCTTCATTTAAATCTACAGTATATTAGAATAACTATACATATAATTTAATGTGTACGCGTATAGTCGACGGCCTAGAGAACACATTAAAATAACTAGGAGGATAATTATGGCTAAAACTACATTTCAAGCTGTTGTAAGATCACACGGTGGCCAGGATAAAAGTGCAACTTTTCCTGGAACAGTGGTCCTAGCGGCTGAAGGAATTGTTGATAGTTCAACTTCTGTTTATTCTGCAGTAACTGACAAAGACGGTACAAATGCAATCGTGCTTCCATCAGGAGCAAGAATTGTAGATGTAACTCACGTTGCTACAGGTGCAGCTGACAAGAACATCAACTTAGGAACTACAACTACTGCTGCTAATGCAAACGCAACTTCAATTGCTTCTGCATTAAGTGCAAACGGTTTTAATTCTGCAATCGTTGATGATGTTGACGGTGCTGCTTTCTTAACTCCATTAACTGCAAATTCTACAGTTTATGGTGCAGGAGCAGGTTCATCTACAACTTCTTCTACGACAAAGGTTATGATCTATTACACAATTAGTGATAATGGAAAACCAAGCGAATCAGAACCTGTGTTATCATAATAAAATATGGAGCTCCTTCGGGAGCTCCTAATTAAGGAGAAAAATAAATGAGTTATAAATCAGATGTCAAACCAGTTGTCGTAGCATCTAATTCTGCATCTGCGGTTTTATTTACTGGCAGAACAAGATTAAGAGGTTATATGGTTCAATCAACTGGAAGTTCGGGAACTTGCGTAATTAACGGTTTAGCAAATGCTACTAACGTTAGTTCAACAACTACAACTGGAGTTTACATTCCAATTTCTGTAGGTGCAGGACAAACTGAAACTTTAAATATTCCAGAAGATGGAGTTTTGTACGCTTCTACTAACGGAACAGGTATTGTTGACGGAATAGGTGTAACAGCAAATTCAAGCGCATTAACAGTTACTTTGTTCATCGATAAATAGGAGGCTAGATGGCTACATCAGGCACTACAGATTTCAATCTTGAGATTGATGAAATTATTGAAGAAGCTCTTGAGAGAGCAGGCATAGGTGGCGCACGTACCGGCTATCACCTTCGTAGTGCAAGAAGATCATTAAACATTTTACTTTCAGAGTGGGGTAATAGAGGTATTCATTTATGGAAAGTAAAACTTGCAACGGTCCCATTAGTGTTGGGCCAAGCAGAATATAATTATGCAAATGATTCTTCTAACTTTCCAAATGACATCAATGATGTATTAGAAGCTTATGTTAGAAATAACACAACAGCAACGGCACCGGTTGATACTACATTATCTAAAATTGATAGATCTACTTATGCTTCATTACCTAATAAATTATCACAAGGAACACCATCACAATACTATGTTCAAAGAACAACTAGTCCAAGTGTGTTTCTATATATTACTCCTGGTTCTTCGTTCTCAGGTTCAAACTATCAATTAAAATTTTATTATCTTGCAAGAATAGAAGACGTCGGTGCTTACACAAATACAGCAGACGTAGTTTATAGATTTATTCCGTGTTTGACTTCTGGACTTGCTTATTATTTATCAATCAAGCATTCACCTGAAAAAACTGAACAGTTAAGATTATTTTACGAAGATGAATTACAAAGAGCATTGACTGAAGATGGTCAAAGAACATCAGTATTTATTTCACCACAAACATTTTATGGAGATGGAGTATAATGCCTTTTGCAACTGGTAAAAAATCTAAAGCAATTTCTGATCGATCTGGTATGGAATTTCCATATCCAGAAATGTTAAAAGAATGGAATGGTTCTTTAGTTCATTATACTGAATATGAATCTAAACATCCACAACTTGAACCAAAACCAAAAGGTGGTGATGCACAAGGATTACAAGATGCAAGGCCCGCAAGAACAGAACCTACGGTAGCTAGAATATTAGATTTAAATCCGTTAATACTAACTTCTGGATCAACTACAGTTTCTGTATTTGAAGAATCTCACGGAAGATCAACTGGAGATGTAGTTAGATTTAGAGATGGAACTGGTGGATATGGAATTGGTATTAATGATGTTAATGATTCAAATGGTCATTCTATTACTGTGACAGATGTGGATCATTATACTTGGAATGCAACTACAACAGCAACACAACAAGCAAGAATAGGAGGAGGAAGCATATCGGCTGGTCCGGTAACTTTAACACCATAATGACATACGACGAATTAAGAACACAAATTAGAAATTATACAGAAGTTGATAGTGGAGGATTATCAGATTCTACTATTGCACAAATTGTAAAAAATACTGAAAACAGAATTTACAGAGAAGTTCAATCTGACAACTATAGATTTTATGCAACTGCAGCTATGACAACTGGAAACAGATATGTAACTGTTCCAACTGCTTTAACTAATATTAGATATGTTCAAATAACTGATTCAAACAATGATCAAACTTTTTTAGAACAAAAAGATACTAGCTTTATGGCTGAATATGATTCAACTCCTTCAACTACTTATGGAACTCCTAAGTATTATGCAAACTGGGATGAAGTAACTTGGGTGGTGGCCCCTACACCAAGCACTAATTTTTCTATCACAATAGCTTATTATAAAAATGTAACTTTAGATTCATCTAATAATAACTCTACTACGTATTTATCAACGTACGCAGAAGATCTTTTATTAAATGGTTGTTTAGCAGAAACGTATAAATACTTGAAAGGCGCTCCAGATATGATACAAGTCTACGAACAATCATATCAAACGGCTAAAGAGTCATTTGGTGTTGAACAAACGGGTCGTAGAAGAAGAGACGAATACACAGATGGAGTTGTACGGGTACCTTTACCGTCAGTTAACCCATCAAAATAGGAGGATAAATGGCAAACATAGTACCTGATAGTTTTAAACAAGAACTGTTTTTAGGAACTCATAACTTCAGCACTTCAGCTGGTGACACTTTTCATTTAGCTTTGTATACAACAGTAACTGGATTTGCTGCGGCAACTACAACTGTTTATACAACAGACAATGAAGCAAGTGGAACTGGTTATACTGCTGCAGGAGCTGCATTAACAAACACAGCTGTTAGTGTTGCACAGAATATTGCCTTTGTTGACTTTAGTGATTTAACTTTTCAAACAGCTACAATCACTGCATCCGCTGCTTTAATCTATAATACATCACAAGCAAACAAAGCAGTTGTGGTGTTAGATTT